ATGGAAGTAACGCTTTATGATGGTCATGGCCATCCCATTGCTTATATCGCAGATGATGAAGAAAGCATTTATTTGTGGACTGGTCACGCAGTCACGTACATAGTGGATGAGAAGCTGTACGGATGGAACGGGCATCATCTGGGCTGGTTCGTTAACGGTGTTTTGTTTGACTTACATGGGTATCGTGTAGGCTCCGTTCGCGAGAAATGTCCATATGCTGTGTTTGCACAGTCGGCTAAGTTCGCTAAGTTCGCCAAGTTTGCAAAATTTGCCCGTTTTGCTCCCTACGGAAGGCCAGGGCTGAGCGGTGGCTATGGCAGCCAATCTCTTGAAGACTTTTTAAAGAGCGGTGCTGTCGGCCCTACATGACTGAAGATGTAGTCTTTTATCCCAGCCGGCACTTGTGGCGCGGCTGGGTTCCGATCTTAATCCTGCTTTTTTCTTTAGGCTATGCGTTGGAGGGGCTGCAATTCTTCCTTCGCGCTTGACGTTCCAAGCGTAAATTACGTCAATTGCACTTACTTTGTGGGGGCAACAATCTTGCCGCGTCGCAGGTAATGGCGCTGTGTTGTTTTCACACTACCGTGCCCCAAAAGATCGCTTGCCGCCTGGTCGCCGCGGTCGTCAGAGGTATCATCTGCTGCCTTGGCGCGCAGGTCATAAAACCAAAATGCCATGATGTCCTGCGCCAGCTCGGGCACATGCTTGGCCGCCCGTTTTTTTGCCGCGTCAAAGTGCGTGCGAAGCGCTGGCGCGGTCAAGCGTTTGCCGTGAATATTGGTCAGTAGCGCGCCCGTCACGATCTTGTGCGTTGCTTTGCGCGCCCGGATGCGATCCATCAGCTTGGCCAGTTCTCCGGTGATTGTGATGCGCAGCGGCTGCTTGGTTTTTTCTTGCGTAATGACCAAATGCCCTTCGATGATGTCTTGTTCAGTCATGCGTAGCGCATCAGCTGGGCGCTGGCCGGTCAGGTAAGCCAAGTCCATCGCATCCCGTAGCGGTTCGCTGGCGTGCGTGCGTACAGCGGAGAACACGGCATCCGTAATGTAGATGGTACGTTTTGCCAGTGAGTGGCCCTGGATACCCTCGCAAGGGTTAGGCTGGTCGGTGTAGCCCCAGCCGCGCGCATGGTTCCACATGGTGGAGAAAACCCGCTTGCAACGGTTTGCTGTGGTCGGCTTGTCAGCGTGATCGTCTAGGAACTGTCGAATGTGCATTGGTTTGATTTGATCGAGCGGGGCTTCGGAAAATGCGGCCAGCAGGTGCTTGATGTCTGACCGGTACATGCGCGCCGAACTGGCTGCGAGTTTTGGAACTGCCTCGACCAAGTAACGCGTTTCGACATCGGAGAACGTCGCGTTAGCGGTAAGCTCCACTACGATGTTCAGTTCCGCATATTTTTTCAGTGCCAGGATGAAGTCTGGTCCAAGTGGAATTTCCTTGCGTGGCTTATCTTTCGTGTACATGTAGTAATACACCTTGCCGCTGCGCTGCGTGCGCGGGTGCATGCACGGCGGCATGTTCAAATTACGTGTGTTTCGTCGGCCCATTTTTATTGATCCTTGGCATTACCCATGTTTTTTCCCGTGGCGCTTCTTTGCGCCCCTCTACTGCAGCAACCGCGACAATCGGCCGCCCTATGGCGTTGACCCAGAAGGGGAGGCCCATCTTCCGCAGTGCCTCAATTTGCTTCGTTTTCATCTTGCGGCCGGTCAGGGCGCAGATTTCGTCCAAGGACAGGAACGTGCTCATATGGATTTCCTCATGCTTGTACCGTACAGCGTTGAGCCAGGGCCACCAGCCAATGCGCCAGCTCGGCCGGCGTGTGTTCGCGTTCTGCCTTGCCGCATTCCGGCCGCCAGCCTGGATCACCTTTCCGGCGCCGCTCGCCGGCGCGGTTGCGGCCAGCCGCAGCGATCACATGCGAGGCGTCGCCCAAGACGATAGGCATGGCCGGTATTTGAGCCGGCGCGCAACCTACGATGTACAGCAAGGTGGCCTTTTCCGCGCGGTGGCCAAACGAACTTTGAAAAATTGGGAGCGTCCAGCCGCCAAATTTGTCCCGCTCGCCGATCGCAGGCAAGCCACAGTGTGGCCAAAGGGTCGAGCGCTTCGGGTGCTCGAGCACGCCGCCGAACTTGCGCACCTGGGCGACGGCCCACACCGCCAGTTCCTTTTCGTCCGGGCGCGGCTTGGCCAGATGGCGCAGCGTGCCCCAGGAGCGGCAAGGCGGATGCGCCACCACTGGCACGCCACCCGGCCAGGCGCGGGCGTCGCGCTCCGCGTCCCAGGCGTCAACCGCCGGCATGGTCTTGTAGATCGAATTGGCGCGCACGAACAAGGCCGCCACGGCAGGTAATGAGCGTTCCGCTGTCATGCTGGGAACCCGACAGGCGCGACTGCTTTCTTGATCGCCTCGATGGCGCCCAGGGGCACCGCCCGGAACATGCCCGGCCACTGGTGGTCCAGTTCCACCCAGGCGTGCAGCTCGCCATTGCCCACGTCGCGGCGCAGGTCGTTGACGGTGCCGGCCTGGTAGCCTTCATCGGTATCGAATGTCACGCGGTCGCCCAGGGCGATTTGCCGCGGCGAATTGGTCAGGGTGTTCAGCATTGCGGTGCTCCTTTCAGTTTGGCGGTAACGCCGCACACACCGAAGTGGTCGAGGGCGGCCTGGATCGCGTCGCCGCTGGAAGCGGCAATCGCGGCGTATTCAAAGCGTTCGGTTTGCGTGCGAACGATCACGGCATAGGTACTCATGTGCCATTTCCTTCTTGGGGTGGGTTGTCAGGGACGATCAGCCGGGGATACGGGCAGGCGTTGACGGCCGCCCAGGCGGCAATCAGTGCTGTTTTGGCCTCGTCGGGCAGGTCAGGCACGGGCGCCGCCGGTGGCGTGGCCGGGGCAGGGCGGTCGGGGTGCGTACAGTTATTTACACGAGTCCGAGGAACGGCAACCCCAACAGCCACCCCGCGCCCGCCTGTGGCCTGTACCGGCGTCCATGTATGGCGCACGGACTTAAAGACCACACCGATCAGGTCGCTGCAGCGCACGCCGTAGGGCGTGGTGCGCAGCGTTTCGCCGTAACGGCCGATGACGGTCTTTTCGTCCTTGGCCAACGTGACGACCAGTTCCTTGCGTGGCACCAGGGCGCCGCCTTGGGCGCGCAGGTATTCGGCCCAGCAGGCGCGCTTTTCACCGTCGATCTTTTGCACGGCGTCCCAGGCACGACGCATGGCAGCCGGCGCTTCATTGAGCATGCTTTCCTCGATGCGGCGCAGTTCGCGCCACACGGTGACGGGCGCGCCGCCCCATTGCTGGAATTGACGGATACCCCAGCGCGCGGCCCAGGCCTCGACGCGCGCCGATGGCGTCAGCTCGATGTCGCCTTCGGTGTCCGGCGTGATGACATAGCCTTCCTTTGTCTTGTGCTCGGCCACGCCGTCGATGTTCTTGGCCACATACTTGATGATGTAGCCGGCAGCACTGCCGATGGCCCAGTCGATGCGCTTGACGTCCAGGCGGCGCGCAAAAGCGCCCGGTTCGCCACGGTCCATGCGCCAGGCGTAGCGCTTCATGATGCGGATGGCGCGGCCGGCCACGTCCTGCAGGTGGGCCGTCTTGTATTTCGCGGTTGGGCGCACGAACAGCAGCAGATGCCAGTGCGGGCAGCCATCGTGATGCGGCTCGGCGATGCGAAAGCCGTACAGACCAATGCCACGGCGCGCCAGTGCGGAGCGGCACAGGGCTGTCATCTTGCCAAGGTAGGCGTTGGCCTCGCGTGGCGTCGAGTTGTCGTATTTTGGATTTGGCTTGCCGCTGTGCTGCACGGCGTGAAAGCGTGATGGGCACGTCCAGGTGACGAAAATGCCCTGGTCGCCGCACTCGCGGGCAATCTGCTCGAATCCGTTGATGCGCAACATCAGCTCGCCGCGCCGGATGGCTTTATTCGCAGTCGTTTTCTCCGCCAGCTCAGCGATACTGAATTGCTGGCCATTCTCGTTTTGTACCAGCGTGGCGGCCAGCGCCGCCGCGTTGCGCCGGTTTTGCGCCAGACGGGCAAGCACTGCTTCGGTACTGGCGAAAGGTTCACCGTGATAGTTGACGTAGCCCAGGCGTATATTGCCGGCCTCAAAGGCGCGACCTACGCGCTTGCGCAGTTGGCGGCGCCACCAGCGGGCGTCCACCAGGCGGGCGATGGTGTCCGTCAGCGCATCGAACTCGGGCAGCTCGATGCCATACGAGGCGCATTCGTCTTCCATGATCTGCAGGGCGTGGGTGTCCGACACTGCCATCCACAGCATTTTGGTGACGCCATCGGCCGCGCGCTCGGCGGTGGCCACGATATCGGCGTCGCTTTGCGACAGGTCAACGCCGGCCGGCACGTACAGGTCGGCGAACTCGCGCACGAAGCTGGTGGCGATGGATTCATAGACTCTGTACCAGGACGACCACGCCATCTTGGCCATGGCGGCCGTGATGACGCGGTTGCGCCACTTGAATGGGATGCGGGCCAGCTCGGGCGCGAAGTACGGGGATCGCAAAAACGCCTCGTGGCGTTGGGCTGGCTTGAGAATTTCTTTAGATGGCATTCAACAGTCTTTCGTACACACGGATAGCAGCAGAGGTAGCGGCGCGCAGCTCGATGCGCTCTTCCTCGGTAAATGAGTGGATGGGCGATTCCCAGCGGTCGGCGTCCATGCCGGCAGCGATCAGCACGGAACGGCGCGCGCCACGCGGCGACAATCCCCAAGCTTGGGCCATGAAGGGCGCCAGGTTGCGTGGCTTGATGCTGCGCAGCTGGGCCTTGGCTTCGGCGATGGCGGCCAGCGCATGCCCGGCGCCTGGTGGCGTCGGCATGTCCTTGTCGCGTGCGGCCAGAATCTCGGCGGCAGGCTGGAAGGACAGGTGATTGTCGATAAGGGACGCCGGCATGGTTCAGTCCTTGATGGCGCCAATGGCCCGCAACACGTCAGGGGTAATGACGATTAGGAGCGACAGCAGCCAGACGCCGCAGGTTTTGGCCACGCGCAACATCAGCGTGCCCCTGGCTTGAGAAAGTGTTCTGCCCAGTACGGAAGCGTGTGCGATGCGCCGCAGCAGTGCCGGGAACCCGTTTCAGTGGCGAAAATGTAGTTGATCTCGATGGGCAGCTTGCCGACCAGGGCGCGTTGCTTGGCGGGCGCGAAAAAGCCGTCACGCTCCAGTGCATGCGCATCGCTGACGATGAAGGTCAGATTGGCGGCGCCGTAGGCGTGATAGGTCTTGGCAATCTCATGGATGTGGGCGGTCAGCGCCGCGATGCCGATGCCCGCGCCAGCTTGCAGCAGAAAACACGTTGGCGCCACGGGGACGACACAATTTTGCAAGGTCGGGCGGATCGTGCTTGATGCCATGGATATGTCGGCATGAAGTGTGGCGTGCAGCGTGTTTTCCATCGGTTTTCCTTATTTTTGGTTGAACGAATCCCGCACGCTCAAAAAGGAGCGCTGCAGGGCACAGCAAAAGAGGGGAGTTACGGCGGCCGGGCTATGGCGGCGCGAGGATCGGGATAGTCATCAGCAGCCCGCAGTCAGGTCCAGGGCCAGCTGGCTGGTGGCAGCCGCGCGCGCATGCTGGGACATCGGGATGCGTATATCCGGCTTGGGCATGGCGGACAGCGAGAGGGTGCGCAGTACTTCCAGGCCTGCCACGAAGGAGTGCCCGCATTCGGGGTTCTGGCACATGTAGGTGATTTCCTTGAACATGGCGGACATCGTGCGGCTCTTGACGGCGCGGACGGTGTATTCGCAATGCGGGCAGGGCAGGCCGATGACTCTCATTTGTTCTTTCTTTTCACTTGATACAGGGCACGGCCTCGGCCGCTCATCTTGCGAATCCCGATTCGTACGTTATCCTTAATCAACCACTCGATAGCCTGGTCGATGGTGTCCAAGCCCTGCTGTATTCGGACACGTTCAAACGTGTCTTGGTCTTCATCGCATGTTTCTACAGGTACGGAACGGTCGGGCATATTTTCGGCTGCTCAAAAGTTGCTGATTGGTGACTTCATTTAGGCAGCAATGCTGGGTAAGGTGACACTGTTGTCGTCGCCAAGCACTATTGCCGCCTGGCGAAGCGCGAGCTGCCGCAGAAACGGCGCCAATTCCTCGCCCTGATAATTGGCGATGGCGGCCAGGACGTCATACTCATATTCGTCAAGGCGCACCATGACACGGTTGTTACGGACGCGTTTTGGATCGGGATACATGGGCCTGCTCCTGTGCTGTTAAGCGTGATGGACAAGGGAGAATTGTTCGAGTTCGGCCTCGTAAGATTGCAGGCCACGTAGCAGCATCAGGCGCATAAAAGATGCGCGTGAGCGGGAGTCTTGCTGTGCGAATTTTTCCACGCGTTCGATCTCAGGAGGGAGTAAGCGAATCGGGATTGGCTGCGAAAGTGGGTTCTTCGGCTGGCGCGTGACTGGGGCGGTAGATGTCATAGGATATGATTTGTATACGTCACATGGTAATGACGTCACTTTAGTACAAAAAATTGTACTTTGCAACTAAAAGATCGACATATGGATACATTTGGGCAGCGCTTAAAAAGCGAACGGAAACGACTTGGCATGACTCAACCCGAATTCGCACTGGTTGGGAAGGTCGAGAAGGGTACGCAAATAAATTACGAACAAGACAAGAGATTTCCAAGTGCGGATTATCTAATTGCTATCGCATCAGTGGGCGTCGATACGCAATATGTGCTGCATGGCACGGCCGCAAGTAGCGCATTGACGGATGACGAGAATGAATTGCTAGTCGGCTATCGTAAGTTGGATTTGCGTGGGAAAGCGCGCGTACTCGGCGTTGTTGAGGGGATTACAGAACCGACGACCGTGTCGCCAGCAAAGTCAGTAGAACGCAATACCCAGATGGTATTTCATGGCAAAGTAGGCCAGCAGATTCATGGAGACATTACTGCTCCCCAAACGATCAACGTCGGCGGCAAAAAAAAATAGCCAAAGGAACTCGTGGCGGAAACGAAAGTTCTCGCTACTAAAGCGGGTGAGCCGATGGAAAATCGCCACACTTTCCACACTGGCTTTTGCCTGCTGCTGGCCTCTGTATAAGTGTGAAGTGATGGCCACGGCGGCGAACAGGTTCATTAGAAATTCATGTTATTACGATGGGAAGGCTTTTACTGTCGGCATTGTCATTGAGACGGCGCCGGGTATCAAATGCGAGTGCTCATCCACTGCCTCTGATGCTTCGCCAACTTGGGTGAGCGGTAACTGGAGTTAGCAATATTAGCCCGGCGCATGGCATTGCGGCCGATGACAGTGGCTGCAATCGGCCAGGAGCGGTCATTGGCGCGCACGGAAATTTGGAGGCACATGGAATCACTGTTCCGCTCAAGCGGTCGTCGAGCAACGATTTTTGAGCAAGTGCCGCTTGGTTTTCATACGGAATTTGTTTCACATCCCGTTTCGTAATCGATGCGGAAAGTCTTGAATCGTTGTAAGGACAAATAATTTGCTCAATTTCGATAAATCGTGGCGTTTCAAAAGTCCGGGGGCTCTTCCGCAAGGCATTGTCAGTGATTTTTTCGAGCTGATCGAAAAAATTGCTGCGCAGGGTGATGTGTGGCACGCGGTTGAGCAATGCAAAACCCGCTTCGGCGGGAATGCTCGAAGCAGCAAGCTAGATTGGGCGTGGAGCGATCTATCTAGACTCATGGATCTATCGGCTGAAAATGCGCCTGTGTTCATCGAAGCTTTTTGGAACTGTTGCAAAGATCTCGAACAGTATAATTTGGGCGTACCAGACGTCCAAATTATCAACGCTATCTTGGCGGACCATGATGTGGGCTACGAAATTCAACCGCCAGATTTAATCGCAACTCGCGCCTACACGCCGATCATCGTTCCGCGTCAGGCGCCCTCATTGGATGAACAGGCCCGTGCGCTTATTGACGACTGCTTGGCAGAATCAGAACGCCTGCTCGAGGTTGGTCAGGGCCGGCGCGCAGTTCAGGAAATCTTTTTTCTTCTGGAATCGATTACCACAGCATTCCGGGGCTTAGGCGAGGACACTGTAACGATTCAGGGGAAGTATTTCGGGCCTATCATCAACGAAATGAAAAAGCGGGAGCGGGGTAAGGCGCAGGAAAGTATTTTGACTTGGATGACGACTTTGCACGGCTACCTCTCATCACCCACTGGAGGCGGAGTCCGACACGGAACAGATCTCAAAGAGGGCATCGCGATCAAACTGCACGAGGCGCGGCTGTACTGCAACCTCGCGCGCAGCTATCTCACCTTTTTGCTAGAAGAGCACGATCAACAGACCAAGGGCGCAGCTTCGAAGCCGTGGGGTGCTTACTAGTGCGCGACGATGGCTTCCAATCGTCGCTGGCCGCGACAGCCATGGGTTTTGCCCTTGCGACCGGTTACGCTGGACTGAACAGCCGGGCTCGGCCAGCAGCTGACCTTCGGTGATTAGCGCCATGGGCGAGTAAATATTTAAGCAATTTGTTGCATGTTCGCAATCTCGCGTTCAAAATGTGACTGCCTGCAAGTGACTTGCGGATGGGCGCGGATGGCGAGCCCACGCCAGGCTCCACCGGATGCGAACATGAGTGTTGACGAAAAATTAGCAAAGCTTTCTGCGTTTTCCCAGTGGGTTAAAGAACACACCATCGGCGATGAGAAGGGCGAGGCGCAGATCTTCCTTGATCGCCTGTTCATCGCTTTCGGCTGGCCAGGCTTAAAAGAAGCCGGCGCCAGCTGCGAGCAGCGAATCAAGAACACGACTGGCGGCACCTCGTTCGCTGACCTGGTGTGGAAGCCAGTGGTTGTCATCGAGATGAAAAAGCGCGGGGCAGACCTGAGCAAGCACTACACGCAAGCCTTCACCTACTGGACGCGCCTCGTGCCCAACCGTCCACGTTACGCCGTATTGTGCAATTTCGACGAGTTCTGGATTTACGACTTCGACAATCAGCTCGATACGCCTGTCGACGTCGTCAAGGTGACCGAGTTGGCTTCACGCTTCGGTCCGCTGAGCTTTCTCTTCCCCGGCGATATCACCCCCGTTTTCGGCAATCACCAGGAAACCGTTACGCGCTTGGCGGCAGACAAGTTGGCCAACTGCTTTAATGCCCTCGTGAACCGAGGCATCGACATGGGCCGAGCGCAGCGTTTTATTCTGCAGATGCTCATGTCATTGTTTGCCGAGGACATCGGGCTGCTCGATCCGTACTTCGTTACCAAACTGCTCGATGAATGCGATTCCCCGCAGCGGTCATACGATCTGATCAATGGGCTGTTCCAAGCCATGAACAGCGCAAAGGCTGCCACAGGCGGCCGCTTCAAGGGCGTCCCGTACTTTAACGGCGGCCTGTTCGCCGAACCATCGCCGATCGAACTTGAACATGAAGAGGTGTTGCTGCTGCGCGAGGCAGCAAATTTTGACTGGTCGAAGGTACGCCCTGAAATATTCGGCACCATCTTTGAGCACTCCTTGGGTAAAGAAGCACGCCATGCTACCGGCGCCCACTTCACCAGCCCGAGCGACATCATGAAAGTGGTCGGGCCGACCATTGTCGCGCCGTGGAGTGCCATGATTGAGGGCGCCGACACCTTGACGCGCTTGCAAACGCTGCTGGCGGCCATCGAAAACTTCACCGTAGCCGATGTGGCATGCGGTTCAGGTAACTTTCTTTACGTTTCCTACCGCGAACTCAAGCGCCTTGAGGCGCGTATCTACGAACGTATGGAAACCGAATACAAAAGCGTCGACTCGAAGCAGCGCGCGTTCGGATTTCTCAGCGGGAGGAACTTCTACGGTATGGACATCAATCCGTTTGCCGTGGCGATCGCCAAGGTGACGATGATGCTCGCCCACAAACTCAGTATTGACGAGCTACACATCAACGAGGAAGCACTCCCGCTCGACAACCTCGACGCCAATTTCGCCATCGGCGACGCGCTCGTCAACCCCGACGGTACCCGGACGGTCTGGCCCAAGGTCGACTGCTATGTCGGCAATCCGCCTTTCCTCGGGTCAAAGCTGCTCAAGCCGGCATACGGCGAACAGTACGTCAAGAAGTTACGGGCCGCCTATCCCGAGGTGCCTGGTATGGCGGACTTTTGCGTCTACTGGTTCAGGCGCGCGCATGACGAGCTGCCCGCATGCACACCAGCAAACCCGGCTGTCGGCCGTGCCGGTCTGGTGGGTACCCAGAACATACGCAGCAACGCCTCGCGCGAGGGCGGACTCGATTACATTGTCCAGTCGGGGTGCATTGTGGACGCGGTCGAGAACCAGCCATGGTCGGGTGAAGCTAATGTGAGCGTCTCCATTGTCAACTGGGTCAAGACCCAAGACCCTAAACTGCTCCCGAAGAGGCGTGCGTTGTGGTTTAAGGTCGAGCCGACGGCACCGGTCAAACGCCGAACGAAGGGTAGCGGCTCGGCCACCAAGTCCTACGATCTCGATATGCGGCAAGTGGAATTCATCAATTCCGCACTTTCCGACAAGGCCGATGTCGCCACAGCAGCTGTGCTCAAGGCCAACGAAGGGGCCGTGGTATGCCAGGGAATCACCCCCGGGCACCTCAGCTTCCTCCTGTCCGAAGCAGAGCACGTCAAAATGCTCGCGGCAGACAAAAAGTCCGAGGCCGTCATGCATCCTTACCTTACCGGCGACGATATCCTCAGCGAAAGTGGGAGCCCGAGCCGTTGGCTGATCGATTTCGACCAGATGAACATCATGCAAGCCTCCGCCTTTACCCCTTGCTTCAACCATTTGCGCGCAACGGTGCTGCCGGCGATGGAGGCAGTTGCCGAGAAAGCGACTTCCGAAAGGGAGACCTCGATCGCGCGGTGGTGGCTCCACTGGCGGGTTCGTTCCGAGCTAAAGGCCGCGATCGCCGCTATTCCGCGCTACCTGGTGTGCTCACGGGTCACCAAGCGCCCCATATTCGCATTCGTATCCTCGTCTGTGCGTCCGGGGGATGCAGTGCAGGCGTTTGCTCTCGCTGACGATTACAGTTTCGGCATCTTGCAGTCGGCGCCGCACTGGTTCTGGTTTATTGCGAAAAGTTCCAAGCTGACCGAAAGGCTGCGGTATACCCCCGAGTCAGTCTTTAATACTTTCCCTTGGCCGCAAGCGCCGACGTGGAAGCAGATCGACGCGATCGCTGCGGCGGGCCGCAAGATCCGGCGCATCAGACACGAGCACACCGGCGGCATGCGAGTCCAGTACCGCACCATGGATCTGCCAGGGAAGAACCCTCTGCGAGATGCACACGCGGCATTGGACAAGGCCGTGCTCGATGCATATGGATTCAGCCCGAAAGGCGACCTCTTGCAACAACTGCTCGACCTAAATATGGCGATGGCCGCAGATGAGGCGAATGGTGTGCCAATTGTAGGGGCGGGAATTCCCGTTTCGTTCGCAGACAGGCAAGCCGAGCTGATGTCGGACGACAGCCTTGCTTAGCGTCACAGCGGCATCGCTGCCGCGGTCCCCCGGGTGCCACGGTCTTTGATCAGCTTGTCGATATCATCAAAGTTCACGGACCCGGCGGTTCGGAGCACGAGGACGGTGTCGAGCTAATCTTAGATTAAGATCGACAATAATCATGAGCGTCCGCTTCGGGGCGAAAGCAGCCGCTGAGTGGATGTAAATGGCGCGCGTTTAGGCTGCTTCTGCGCCGGCTGCTGTTTGCTTAGGCTTCCAGGGTTCCTCGCTGTTTTCGCGGATGATGTCCCGCACTTCCTCAATATGCTTCCACGCATGCAGCGCCGCCCGCTTCGCGGCCTGCTTGCTCTTGTAAACGTGATCCAGCGTCTTGAGCGTGCCTGTGGCCCCAGCCTGTTCCTGGCCCGTTTTTTTCTTCTTCGCCGCCACGTCCTTCCATTTTGCCACCACGCCTGTGACGCCTTCGTCCGGGTCTTTTTCCTCCTCGCGCTCCGCCTCTACCGCTTCCGTCTTCGTCTCAAACTCCACCCGTGTGGTAAATCCGTTGCCGCCAAGGCTGTGCGTGACCTTGACCGATAGCCATTCGGTGGCGTCGATCTCGGGCTTGAAGCCTTGTACGGTAACGGGCGATTGCGGGAATACGGCCGGGTTGCCCAGGGCCAGGCTCATTTCAAAGGTGGCCAGGCCGCGCAGGATGCGCTGCCATTCGGCCACGGCCGCCGCGCGCGCATCCGCTTCGTTGGCGAAGGTGGTGCGCAGGCGCTTGCTGTTGCCCGGCACGCCGGCCACCACGCTACGGCGGCGCGCGTAGCGCTCGTCATGCCAGAAGGCGCGCACGCCCGTGTAGGCGTCGCTCTCTGCGCTGTGGTAGCGGTGGCCGTCGCCCAGGGCGCGCGTGATGGGGATGACGGGCAGCGCCTTGCCGCTGGCGGTGCGGCTCTGGTTGATGGGGATGAACAGAAGTGTGTCATTTTTGACGGTGGCCACGGCGTCGTATTTCCTGCCCAGCCGGCGCAGGAAAGCCGCATCGCTTTCGTGGGTCTGGTCGATGTGCTCGACGGCGGTATCGCGCAGGCGCGCGGATACGCCCGACGCCAGCTCGTTGCGGAAGGCTATGGCCTCGATGATGGCGCCCAGGGTGGTCTTGTGAAAGCTGTGTTCCTGCTGCTGTTTGAAGGTGTCGATCAGGTTGGCCGACCTGGCGCGCAGGGTAATGGTGTCGGGCGCGCCGCTGTGCTCCACCTCGTCCACGGTGAACTTGCCCATGTCCACCAGGCCGGTGGCTTGCCAGCCCAGCGCCAGGGCGATCTGCGCGCCGCGCGGCGGCAGGGCCAGCTTGCCGTCGCTGTCGTCCAGGGAAATATCGAGCTGGTCGCTCTCGTCTCCCCGGCACAGGGTCAAGGTGAGATTGATCAGCCGCTGCGAGACGATGGCCGTCAAATCCTTGTCCTCGATGCTGACCTTGAAGGCGGGGATATGCTCGCTCATTTGAACTTGTCCGCCGCGCTGCCGATGGCGCCGCTGATGCTGCCGCCGATCTTGTCCTTCATCTCGCTGACGACGCCGCCATATTTCGACGTGATGCCGCCGACCACATTGCCCACCACGCTGCCCACGGCATTCTTGGCCGCGCCGGCAATGCTGCTGGTCATGCCGTCGATGCTGAGCATGTTTTTCAGGTCGCCGATGTCGCCCAGGCCGACCATGGCCAGCACGCCGTCGTCGTCGCGCTTGAGCGCAATCGAGAACTCGACGCGGCGCGCGCCGCCGCTGCCGTCCAGGATGCTGCGTCCTTCCGTCATGCCGGTGATACGGTAGGAGCCGAGAATGCGGCCCGTGCCCTGGATCAGTATCCACGACCTTCCCGTGTCGGCCATCATGCGCAGCGCATCGAGCGAATACAGCGAGCCGGTCAGTTCCGGCGCCACCCAGCCCGATAGGGTAATCGTGTCGTCACCTGGCCCCACGTACTGGTGCGCATCGCGCAGGCCCACACGCGCCGTGCTGGCGTGCTTCCATTCCGTTTGCCGCTGCAGCTCGTGATAGGCCAGGGTGGGCAGGCTGAACACGAACATTCCTAAAATCATCATCATGGTGGTGCTTCTTTCTTAATCGTGGTCGCGCAGGGACGAGCGGATGCGTGCGGCCTTTTCGCGGTCGCGTTGATCGAGCGCGACGCTCACCGCACGCGCAATGGCCTGGGGATCGGTGCCGGCTTGCACGTGGAAGGTGATTTCGATCTTGTCGCCCTGAATGCTCAATCCGGCGCCGAACCCGCTCTGGGACAGCGGCGCGCGCGTGTCGAAGGCGCTCGCGGGCAGGGCGGTGGCCGTGCCGATGGCGATGCCGGCGCCCAGTTGCGTGAGGCGCTGCGCCAGGCTGGAAACCTTGGCAATCGGCGCATCCTCGCTGCGGTCCAGGCCCACGGCCAGCCCTTGCATGGTGTAGTCGCCCAACTGGGCAAACACGCGGCTAGGGCTGTGGATGCCCAGCTTTTCCTTGAACCAGGCAATGGTGCTGGAACCGGCATTACTGATGGCATCCTTGACGGCGCCCATGGAACCGGTGATGCCATTGACCAGGCCGCGCAGGATGTTGGCGCCGAACTCGGTGAACTGGGCCGGCAGCTTGATGCCGAACCAGCTCAACACGCCCGCGAACGCCTGATAGAACACGCCGACGGGTGACCAGTTGATAATCAGGGCCGTGATGCTGCCCATGCCGCCAGCACACACGGTGCGCAGGCGCGACCAGATGTCGGCGAAGAAGGCGGAAATAGGCGCCCAGGACGCGGTGATGCGTTGCAGGATGCTGGCGCCGAAGTCGGTGAACTTGGCCGGCAGCGCGATGCCGAACCAGCCCAGCACGCCCGCGAAGGCGCGATAGAACAGGCCCAGCGGTGACCAGTTGGTGATCAGGGCGCTGACGCCGCCAATGCCGCCGGCAAACGCCGTTTTGACGTGCGACCATACGCCGGTAAAGAAACCCTTGATCGGCTCCCAATATTTGTAGATCAGGAAGGCGGCGCCGGCGATGGCCGTCACTGCCAGGCCAATCGGGTTGAGCATGAAGGCACGGCCCAGCCACAGCACGGCGCGGCCCGCCCACATGAAGGCGCCGCCCAGGCCGCGCAAGATGGGCGTGAGCACGCCGCCCGTCACACCCATCTTGGCGAACATGACGTGCAGCATGGCATACGGGCCGATCAGGGCGGCGATGCCGAGCATCAACGGGCCGAGCACCAGCAGCAGGCCGGCCAGCACGGCAAAGGCCGTAATCATGACCTTGGCCACGGTCGGGTTGCGTTCCATAAAGGCATTCATGCGTGTGATGGCGCTGATCGCCATTTCCAGTCCCTGCGCGTACAGCGGCAGGATTTTCTCGCCCATGGTCAGTTTCAGGTTGGCCAGTCTGGCCGTCGCTTCCAGTTCGGCGCCGCCGGCCTGCTGCTTGCCCAGGTCATAAATCTGCTCGATGTCATACGCGCCTGCGTTCAGCTTGGCGTTCTTGTGCATCTGGATGCGTTGCTTGAACATATCCAGAAACTGATTGCCGGCCGTGCGCGTCGAAAACAGGCTGCCGATCGTGTCCTCAATTTTCTTGGGATCCGTGATGCCTTTCTTTTCCAGTTGTGGCAACAGCACTTGCTCCAGCCACTCAAATTGGCTGCGTCGGAAAATGTCACTGCCAAGCAGGGCGCCAGGGCCAAGCGTAGAGACTTGACCGACTTTATCGTGCTTCACTTTACTGTGGTCACCGATCAGTCCCAAGTTTTCCAGATTGGTCACGGCGCGCTTGGTAGTGCGCCCCTGATACAGGTTCGAATAGCCGGACATCAGGGCCGTGCCGGCGCGGTGGCCGCCGACTTCCTGCACCAACGGTTCCATCTGGTAATAGAACTGCTTGTCATCCATGATCTTGGCGGCGATGCCGCCCGTCTTGATGAAGTTCAGCCATTCCGTCGGACCCACGCGCCCGCCCGTGGCCGTGATGACCTTTTGCATCATGTTGGCCTGATCGTGGAATTTCTCCGAACTGGCCGTGCCGCCGCGCTGTTCGATGACTTTCAGCAGGTCCATGAAGATGCGCTCGTTCTCTTCGCCCGACTCGGCGCCGAAGAATGCCTTGTTGGCAAACTTCATCTTGGCCAGGGTGGGCGCGACCATTTCCGCGTGGTGCAGGTCGCCAAAGATCGACATTGCGTCGCGCACCAGTTCCAGGTTCTCGTTCTGGCTGGTGCCGTAGGTCTTCATGTTCTGGGCAAACTGGATCGCCTGCTGGCTGGTTTCCGGCCCCAGGCCCAGCGCATTCACGCGGGCTTTTTCCAGCTGGTAATGCTTCGCCTCGTGTAGCCCCTTGGCGATAGGCATGGCCATGGCCGCGCCGGCCGCTGTCGCGCCCGCGCCCGCCATGGCAATACTGCCCGCCTTGCTGCGCAGCTTGTCCGCATGCTGGGTGGCGTTGGTGACGCGCTGCTGCTTGGCCGCCGCGTTGGCCAGCTTCTGCTGCTGCAGCGTCATGGTTTTATTTGTCGCCTCGATCTCGCGGCGCAAGGTGCGTTCATGGTTGGCCAGGTCTTTGGTGCCGATGCCGGCGCCCGCCAGGCGCTCGCGCATGACCTGCAGTTGCTGGGCCTGCTCTTGGCCGGCCGTCTTCAAGGCGCCGGCCGCTTTGACGGCGGCGTTAAACTCGCGCGTCATGGCGCGCGTGGGCGCCTCTGCCTGTTTCATCTTGGCAGCCAGGCTGGCCACCTTCTGCTGGGCCGCTTCCAGCTTGGTGCGGGTGGCGTCCAGGCCACCGTGCAGCTCGCGGAATTTGCTGATGTTCTTTTGCTGCGCGTTCAAGTCGCGCAAGCGGTCACTGGTGGCCTTCAGCGCCTTGGCCGTATCGCTGGAGCCGCCCATGATTTTTTTCAGCGGGCCGGTGATTTTGTCCAGCGCTGCAAACACTACCTGTAACTTCAAATCCCGACCAGCCATCTATTCCGCTCCGCTTCGCTGCCTGGCGCGTTCGCGCCAGGCCATCAGTTCATCAATCGTAAAGCCGTCCATCGCCGCCGGCATCCAGTGAAAGACGCCGGCAATGTCGGCCATGGCGTCTTCTACTTCGCCGGGGATACCGAAAGGCGATCGGCTTTGCTCGCCAAAAAACCGGCGACCTCGGCGCCCACGGCCAGCAGGTCGGCCGGGTCCATGTTGGCGATGTCGTGCGCGGTCAAGGTCGGCTCGGTGATGCGCGGCAGCACGATCTGCAGGGCCGACACGTTCAGGTTGGCCAGCTCGATCAGGGAAATGCCGCGCAGGGCGCCCGCCTTGGGTTTGCGCACGGTGAGCGAGGTAATGAAGGTATCGCCGCGCTTGATCGGCTCGTCCAGTTCGATGACGGCTTGATTGTTGTTTTCGGTGTTCATGGTGTTGTCCTTGTGTGTGGGTAGTGAATAAAAAAGGGATTACAGGCCGCTGGCCTTGCGGATGGCCGCATTGGTGTCGACGCCGCCGATGTTCTCGATGCCGCTCATGAAGTCCAGTTCGATGACGGTGGCGCCGTCGATCATCAGCTTGTAATAGCTGCAGGCCATGGTGTATTTGTGTGTGGTGTCGTCGCCCATCTTGGCGCCGCCCATGTCGATTTCCTTGTAGCGGCCGCGCACGACAACCTCGACGGCTGCCACGTTGCCGTCTTCGTCGTTCTGATAAGCGCCGGCAAAGCGCAGCATCACGGCACCATGCGCATGCGCGCCGTACTGCTTCAAGGCTTCGGCGATCAGGCCGCCAGCGCTCCACTCCAGCGACAACGCCTCATTGCCGAAGTCGACGGACACGGGGCCGCTCATGCCGCCAGCGCGGTACTCTTCCATCTTGCGGCTCAGCTTGGGCAAGGTCACTTCGGGCACCATGCCCATGAATAGCACGCCGTTTTGAAACACGTTGAATTGCTTGAGTTTGTGGGGCATGCCCATAATTTTCTCCAGTGGTCAGGGGCGCCCGCGCGGGCGCGGGCAGGGAAATAATTAGGCCGCAATGCGCGAGGCGAAGTCGGCCAGGTAGCGGTCGGTAATGCGCTGCTGGAACTTCAGGTTTTCCAGCGGCGGCACGGGCGTGTAGTCGTAGTCGATGGCCAGCTTGCCGTCTTTCAGCCCGGCCTTGTCGTTGTACTGCTCGTCATACCAGGCGTGGCCGTCGATGATGTAACCCTGCAATTTCAGGTCGCGGAACTTGGCGTTGATGCTTTCCAGCAGGTCGCGCACCAAGGACGGATGCAAGGGCAGGTCCACATAGGCGAAATGCGCTTCGGCGATGGTGTCGGCCAGCACCTGGGCCGTGCGCGTGTAGCTTTCGAAATAGAAGAAGCCGCCCGGTTCTTCGCAAGTGCGCGAACCCCAGAAACGGTAGCCGCCCATGTTAATCAGGGTGGTTACTTCCTTGGCGTTGAGCACGCCGGCGTCGGTGGCCGGGTCTTGCAGGTCGAAAAACACGTCCTTGGTGATTCCGGTCGGGCCGTTGACGACCACGTTCGACAGCGTCTTGTGCCAGCCCGTTTCCTCGTCGATCTTGGCGCGCAGGCCCATGGCATAGGCCACGGCGGAAATGCTGGCCTCCTCGTTGGTGGCGGTATCCCAGTTCACAAAATCAGGCCAGATCATCATCACTTCACGCTGGCCGAACTGGCCGCGATAGGTGGTGGCCGCCGTGACCGTGGCGCAGCCATAGGCCGACGCGTAGACGAAGGCGCGGAGGCGCTGCGCCACGCTGGCCAGGGCGTTGGTGACGGCCTGGGTGTCCAGGCCCGGCGCGCCCAGGATGCGCGGCTTCACGCCGAGTTTGCTTTGCGCGGCCAGCAGCGCTTTGGCGCCCAGGTACTTGCCATCGGGCGACACGCCACCCACGGCATTGGTGGTGGTTTCCGCCTCCGTCTCGCCTTCGGCCACGCGCACCACGACCGTCAGGGGCTTTGTTTGCGCGGCAATCGCCGCCAAGCTGCGGTACAAGGTGCCGGTCTTGCCGGCCTTGCCCATGGCGGCCAGCACGTTGGTGACGAGCACGGGCGTGTCGAGCGGGAAAGCCGCAGGGTCGGCATCGTCGGCCGTGGCGATCAGGCCCAGCACGGCCGTGGACACGGTGCGGATGGGGCGCGAACCCTCGTTGATTTCAATGACGCGCACGCCATGGTGGTAGTCGGTGGCCATGTTGTTCTCCTGGTAAGTGGTGAATAGGGGGTGAGTAAGGCGTTACAGGGTGCCGGGTGGCGTCGCGCTTGGCGCAAGCGCGATGCCGGCGTCTTCAAAGGCGCGCCGGGCCTCCTGCGGCAAGGTGTCGGCGATGCGTTGGAACTCTGCGCCGACGGCCGCCTGCAGTTCGTCCAGATCGCGCGCGGCGGTCACCGTCGGGCAGATGGTGATGTCGAGCAGGCAGGTGCGTGCCTTGGTGACCGCCTGCACGGTGTCCGTGTCGCCGCTGGCCACGGCGGCAAAGCCGATGCCGGCCAGGCGGTTGAGGATGCCGTCGCGCGTTTTTCTGACGCCGACCAGGAAGGTGTCGCACAGCACAAGGACCGGCGTCGGCGTTGGCGCGGTAATGACCAGCTGGCCGTTTTCAAATTGAAAGGTATGGCCTGCGGGGCGGCTCATTGCCGCCGCGTAGTCTTCCTCATCCACCTCGATCAAGTCGTCAGGCAGATGCGGATACTCAATGTAGTGGGGATAAAAATTCCCGGTTGAGTAAGAGTAGCGAATGGTCATGTCACTTGCCTATCGAAATAATGAAAACGGAAACGTTGCTGTTGACGTAGTTGTTCTGTGCCACGCCGCCATTGATGGACGAAGGCATGGCGGCGACAAACGCATTGGAATTGGGTGCCGCACCGATGCCCAGGACGGTGGCCGTGCAGCCGAAGACAAATTCCTTGAACGCAATCGGAAAGGAAAAATTCTTCGTTGCAATGCCGGTGGTGGCGACGGGCACATCGACGGTTTGCCATTGCATGATGAAGTCGTCCGGCAGGCATTTGTGGCCGCTACCCGCGAGCACGCCGGTAAATGCGGCATTGCGACTCAGTTCGGCGGTGGAGTCGATCACGCGCCATACCTGATCCGTGGTCGCCATCAACGTGAGCGATTGCCCTTTTTTGACCGTGATGCTGGTCGTTTCATCGGGCGCCATGAGAAAGGCGTCTTTACCAGGTACAAGCCGTCCGCTTTGGGGGCCGGTGCAATGGACGCGCACGCAGACGCCTATATTGATAGGAATACCCAGCGATAGCGGAGGGGGGAGGGTGAGGACCGATGTTGCATTGCCCAGCAAGAGCACAGACCCGGCGTCCTCGGCGGTCAACGAACGGTCTGCCTCCACGCGGGTGTAACCCGTCATGCTGCCCTGCGCGCGTCGCACAAACTCGGTGGTGGCAATTTTCTTGCTGCTGTCGCGTTGGGGCTGCGTCGGTGCCGTGTAGTTGAAGTAGTCGGCAAAATCAGCATTGCGCCACATTTCGGCGGTCGAGTCGATGACTTGCCATGTATCGGCCGTGACTGCCACCAACGATAGTGACTGGCCGGCCTTGACGACCATCGTTGCGACATTGGCAGCGTCGCAACGAAGAAAGGCATTGGCAGCCGGTGTGATGGTCCCGGCAATCTTATTGAAACCAAAAAACTTGACCTGGCGCCCGATAATCTGGCCGCTGGCGAGACTGTCAGGACGAGGCAGGGTTGCCGTCACGGAGCCATTGCTGAAGTAGTAAGCTTTACCAAAATCGGCGGCGCTGAGCGCACGGGAAACAGGAAAATCCGCAATGCCGGCGAGATTGCCCAGTTCCTGCTGCACAAAGCCGGCACTGGCCAGTTTTTTTGATGCGTCAGCTTTCGGCAGTGCCTGTACTTCCTTCATGCTGTATTGCGGATGCGGGTCAAGAGCGGCCGCGTGCTTGGCCAGTTGCTGGTCGCCGTAGGTGCGCGCGCTGGCGTCCTGCTGGTCGACATAGGCGACTTTTGCCAGGAGCGGATGCGGGTCAAGCGCGGCCATGTGCCCGGCCAGGCGTTGTTCCGCGTTGGCGGTCACATTTTTGTCCTGCTGATCGACATAGGCGATCTTCGCCAGCAGCGGATGCGGATCAAGAGCAGTCATGTGCCCGGCCAGACGTTGCGCCGCGTCGGCAGTGACATTTCTGTCTTGCTGATCGACGTAGGCGATCTTCGCCAGCAGAGGATGCGGATCGACAGCGCCCTGGTGTTTGGCCAGTTGCTGATCGCCATAGGCGCGTGCGCTGGCGTCCTGCTGATCGACATAAGTGACCTTGGCCAGCAGCGGGTGTGGATCAACAGCGGCCAAGTGCTTGGCCAGTTGCGCGTCGCTGTAGGCGCGCACGGTAATGTCTTGATCGTCGACATATTTACGGGTGGCCAGGATGACGGACGGATCGATTTTCAGCTCGATGGCGGCCGTGCTGGCAACGATCAGGACGATGCGCACCACTTGCGTGCGCCCGCTGCCCTCGGCCATCAGGGGCTTGTAGCTGGGCGGGCAGTTGGCCACGGCGCACAGGTCGCCGGCCTCGTCGAAGATGCCAATCTCGCGTATCCACCAGCCGCCCACGTCCTCGGGCAGCACCTGCTCGACGATGATCTGGCTGCTGTTGGCCGGATCGACTGTCAGCTGGTTCAGGCCGGCGCGGCGCACTTCGCGCACCAGCGCCTTTTGCGTGCGCACAGGCATGGGCAGATTGCCGTTGCCGTCGCCTACGGCCAGGTTTTTCAGTTTCAGGGTTTGGCCCAGGGCGATGGCGTTGGCCAGCTTGGCCTCGCCCACTTCGGTCAGGATGGCGAAATATGTGCTCATGGATAGATGGTCAGGGTGTCGATGGTATGGGATGCGCCGGCTTGCAATAGCGTGCCGCGCACTTCGATGGTTTCCGCGATCCAGGGATATACGGTCATGCTGTCGCCGTGGTAGGCGCAGGCGCCCGCGTAGACGTTGCCACGGCTTTCCAGATAGATGGCCAGGCCCGTCATGTGACGGCTGACGGGCTTGGCGTCGGCAATCAGGCGTTCCATTTCCTGAAACATGGCGTCCGTGATGCCCGAGTCCAGCACGCCGACATCGAGGCGGAAGGTGCCCGGTACGCCCGGTGGCGTGGTTTGCCACCATTCGGTAATGCGGATCAGATAGCCCAGGGACTCGACCACGCGGCGCACGGCGGCAATCGTGCCCTTGTGCTTGTGGATGAAATAGGACGCCTTGATCGTGCCGCGCTTGGTCGACTCGGGCCAGGCATCATCCCAGCGGTCGACGGAACAGGCCCAGGCCAGAAACGGCAGCAGATTGACGGGGCAGCGGTCGGCGTTCCACAGGTCGCGCAGCGGCACAGGCACGTTGACCAGCTCGGCGCAGGCCACAGCAATGGCGCGTTCCAGCGCCGTGGTGTTGGGCGGCAAGGTGGGCACGAGCTTATTCATCGAGCACCACGACATTCAACTTGATGGCCGTGCAGCGCGCGGCCTGGGTGGCGTTCAGTTCGATGTCCGCCGCCGGGCTGTTCAGGACGACCTTGCGCACGCCTTCGACGTGGACGGCGGCGCTGCAGGCGGAACGGTAGATGCTGTGCCCCAGCGGGCGGCGCGGCTGCGAGACGCGCACGGCGTTGGCGTGCGCGGCATCCAGCAGAATCGGCACTTCCGGCCCGACGCCGATAAACAGGGTGGCCTCGATCTGGTAATCAATGACCTGGGCGGCCTGCACCGTCAAGCGGTCGCCCAGGGGGCGCACATCTTCGGCGTTGAGCGCGCGCGCCACGGTGGCCAGCAGCGCGGCGTCGGCGATGCCGGTGTCGTTGTTGGCCAGCACGGTGACGATGACGTGCGCAGGCGCGGGGCTTGTAGCGCTCGCGTCCTTGACGCGCCCGTCGCTGCTGCGGGCGTGGAATTCGTACGACGCTTTCGGACCGGCCACGGACAGGCCGTCCGGCGCTTCCTGGATGCGCAGGCGGTAGGCGTCGTTGTCTTCCATGACCGCTGCCACGGGAGGCAGGGCGTTGGAATCGGCCGGCGTGATGACCAGGCGTTCCACGTTGACGTTGGCACCCAGTTGATCCAGGTCGCCATCGAGCGCAAACGCCAACATGACGGCCTTGCCCGCTTCGTTGACGCGGTTGCGCAAGATGGTTTCTTGATACGCGTTTTCTTCCAGCAGCTTGGTGGCCGGTTCCGATTCCAGCTCCAACAGGGCCGTGACGGCGGCGCGTTCGGCTTCCGGCAGCAGGCTGACCAGGTGCGCTTTGCGCGTGGCGAGGATGGCTTCGAAGTCCAGCACCTCGACCACGCTGGGCGCGGGCAACTGGGTCAGGTCGATGGGCGTGCTCATACGATACCCCCTTGCTTGACGGGCACGGACAGGGTGATGCCCTGGCCATTCGCCGTGCCATCGAGCAGCAGCGCGATGGCGCCGTCCGTGTCGCGCGTCAGTTGCACGCTGGCGAGCTGCAAACGCGGCTCCCAGCGGCGCAGGGCAAAGGCGGTGGCGGCGTAGATGCGCAACTGCGTGGCGCTATTTAAAGGCTGGTCGATCAGCTCGGGCACTTCGGAACCATAGCGGCGGCGCCGAATGCGCGAACCCATCGGCGTCGTAAGAATGTCGGTCACGGACTGGCGCAGGTGGCCCAGGCCCGTCAGGCTGCGCCCGGTGGCGGCGTGCATGCCCATCATGGCTGTGGCCCGCCCGACTGGTCGCCGCCGGCCCGGACGCCGCCGTGCGCGTGCTTGGCCAGGCTGATGGCGCCGGCCAGCACGTCCTCGCTGGCCTTGATCGTGCCTTGCACGGCCATGGCCACGCCGCCAGCGGCGCCGGCCTTGGCGTTCACGCCGCCGTTCAGGGTGGTGGCGCCTTCCACTGTGGTGGACTGCTTGACGATCAGGTTTTTCATGACGGTCAGGTCGCCCGTGCAGATGGTACTGGGCGCGTTCGATGTCACCTTGTCTGCGGTGATGGTGGCCGTGCCGCCGGGAAGCACTGCCGTCAGGGCATGGGCCGCATGGTCGTACTGCACCACGGCGCCATCGGGGTAGTGCGTGGTGTGGATGCTGTCGCTGGACTCGGGCGCGTCAAATTCTTGTGAGTACAGAGCGGGCAGGATGACGCCGCGCGTCAGGTCGCCGCCCGGAGAAAAGACAATGACCTGTTCGCCGACAGTCGGCGCCGACCAGGTGCGCGTGCTGCCGGCGCGTCCTGTGGCCCAGTTCAGCCATTCAGTGGTGAGCGTTGGCCCGAGCCGTACGCGCGCCTTGGCCCCTTTGACCTCGGCGATGGTGCCCAGGCGGATCAGGTTTTGCAGCAAGCGGAGGAGGTCGGACAGGTCGGCGTTCATGCAGTGCATGTTGCCGAAGTCCGCGTGCGGATGCACGCGGGGGCGGGTTGATATTGAGCTTAGTGACTTTGGCAGTCTGCTATATATTAATCCATATTTTTTCCAAGTAAATCATTTGGAAATTTTGGAAAGTTCAAGTAGCTCATCCCAGTCGCGAAGAAATTCAGTACCATGCGTTGCAATCCATGGTCTAAGCCTAGAGTGGAAATCTTTCATTATGGCACCAATAGATTCATTGAATAATGCACAATCTATCCTTTTTGTCTTTTCAGATATACGTATTTGCTCAAAATAGTTAACCATAAGAATGATAGATCTTTTTAAATCATCATCATTGTTTATCCTCAAAATTAAATCTATATCGCTGAGGCTATCTTTTTCGTCCTTAAGATTCCTAGTGAATTTTCTGGCGGCGAAAATCATGGGGTCATCCCATTTTTCTAACAAACGAAAGGTGTTTTCTATTTTTTGAGTGGCTCTTTCCTCTATTGTATTAATTGAATTGATGTAGGTAGGTAAGATAACGCCCAATCCTCCAATGGATAAGAAAATAATTTTAGCTGCTTCAATTATATTTGAGCTTCCAACTGGTGGCTGTGATGTGTATGTAATATACCCAAGGCTTAATGTTCCTAATAGCCAGGAAGTTATTAATAAAATTATTTTCCAATTATCTTTTATGAAATTATTTTTATTTGAATTCGCCATATTTTTATGAGGTTTAAGTTTTGGTTTAAATAAATTTTAATGATATTAATTTTTTATTAAAATATATCAAACCTATAACTTTAACTCATTTCATAGGCAGTGTCATTTAAAATTTGTACTGATATTTTTATTTGCCTTTCAAATGGTGCTGCAAGGATTCGAATACCAATCTTCGATCTAGTTTGCTAAGCCCGAGCAGCGGCCGCTCCGCATACCTGTATAACGACCCCGTTTGGGCTATTTTCTCTTGCTGCCCAAACTGATGCACCCGCGCCACGCGCGCCACCCAGCCAAAGAACCCGACCTCTATCTGGTCGCTGCTCGCCTTTACTTTCATGTGTTTGGCGGTGCGAATTTTGGCGAACATGGCTGCCTTTTGCCGCTTGATCCGTCCATTCTTCCCCTTGAATTCCTTGCGACGCTTGCGCGCTGGGTAGGCTGCGCCGTCCGGTCCCTGCTGCACCTTGATGCGCTGCGCCTGGCTTCGGCGCAGGTCGATGGCCACCTTGTGATTGATGGCGCGCCGCTGGGCCGGCTGCAGCTTGACCAGCAAGGCACCGGCCCAGGCTTCCAATGCGTGCAGATCGTCGGTCACGCTGTCGCCTCGGGCGTGCGCCATTCGGCCAGCAGGGTGTCGCCGTCGTACAGCTTCCAGAACTCGTCCGCGTAGGCAGGCATGTGCTGTATCTCGGCCAGGTGCTTGATGTCCAGGCGGCCCGCCTCGCCGGTCTTGACGGCCACGCGCTCGGTCAGGTCCAGCTTGATGGAAATATCGACCGTTTCATGGTTATTAAAATCGACCTCGAATGCGATGCCGTGCTTGCGCGTTTCCTCGTTGGCCATCAGGTCGAGCTGATGCACTTTCAGCCAGGCGATCAGGGCCACCATGATGGCATCGGCGTCGCCCGCGTAATCGGTGACGATCAGGTTGAGCTTGAAGCGGTATTCGAAGGACAGCGAGACGGTGGCCGACGCTACCACGTTGCCCTCATCGGCGAAGACCAGCAGGCGGTCGGGATCGCGCTGCAGCTGGGGAATCGCGGCGGCCAGGTGCTGGCGCAGGCTATTCGGTTTGTACATGGTAGGTGTCTCGTACTAGGTTGTAGGCGTCGATGCAGGCGTTCAGCTGGTGGGTGGCGTCGTCGCCGTCGCCGGCAATGGCGTCAAGAGCTGCCGCAGTCGTCGGGTCAAGTTCGGCGCGCGCTTGGTGTTGATCGCTTGCGGCAGCGGTGGAATTTGCAGTGGCGGCGCACTGGCCGCTGGCGACGGGGATTGACAGGCGCACAGCGCCGCTGCGCACGTCAGCATTGAAATGGTCGCGTTCAGTTTTCGCATGGGTTTGTTCCTGGGTGAGTTGTTCGACGCGCTGCGCCAGGGCGGCGCCGGCCGCTCGCTCCAGCGTCAGCACGCGGGCGGTGGCCTGGGCCAGTGCGGTGGCGGCGGTGGCCGCCTGGGTTGCCGCCGTCCGCTGCAGGGCGGCGATGCTGGCATCCTTGCGCCAGCCCTGCGCCGTCCATCCTGCAAGGGCGCCGCACAGGAGAACGGCGGCCAGCGGGCGCCAGGTGGTGATGCTCACATGGCCACCCGTTCCTTGATCCAGCCGTACAGAAAACGGCGCTGGGTCTTGTTGGCCTCGGTGATGTCCAGGTAGCGTGCGGCCTGCACGCCATTCAGGCCGCGCAGCAGCACGGTGGCGCCATCCTGGCCGCGCCATTTCAGGAAGGATGCAAGAGCGCCCAGCGACTGCGCGCCCAGGCGGCCGTCGACGAACAGGGCGGGATAGCGGGCGCCCGTGTCATTGAAACCGTTTAGCCAGCGCTGCAGGAACTCGGCCGCGCGGTGCGGCCCCATGTTCACGCCTGTGTCGATCACTTCGGCGCCGATGCCGGCATGCAGGGCCAGCACCTGGTCGAACTTCGGTTCCGTAATGTAGCGCGCCGTGTAGATGTCGCGCGCCACGGCCACGGGCAGATCGCGCATCGGCCCCATGTAGCCGTTGGCGCGCGCCACGGCGACCGTGATGCCGTAATTGGTTTCGCCACCTTTGTCTTGCGGGTCGTACACGTAGCCGCCTTCGGCGCGCAGGATGGCGTCGATGACGCGCGCGATCACGGGATTTTCCATGGTGGCCATCAGTGTTCCTTCGCGTCTTTGACCAGCTCGGCGATGTCCTTGTCGCTGCGGCGCTGGAACCACAGGGCGACGGCGCGCGATACCCACCAGCCGGGCGCGCCCACGATCAGATCGATGGCAGAGGCGTTGACCATGGCGCCGATGGCCGGGAGCTGGGCGCACACCAGCTGGTACACGGTGCCGCCCAGCAGGCACGAGAACACGCCGGCGCAGGCCAGGCGGGCGACGAATTCGCCCTTGTTGAAGGTGCCGTCGCTATTTAACGGCGGCAGCACGATGTACAGCATGGCGGCGCCGACCATGCCCAGCGCCGCCTTAAAGCCGTACAGTTTGACCAGGGTGGCGAAACCACCAAACGATTCTGCGGACATTGCTTGATTCTCCGGGGTGAAGTTAGATAGATTTTTCATGATGGATAAAAGGGTGAATGCCAGCGTTAATCCCATAGCTGCACAAGATCGGCTGCGGCCACCTGGCCCGTGCTGGGCGCCGGCTCGGGCAGGGTGACGACCAGGCCGGCCGGCAGCACGGCGCCGTGGCGCGCCAGCGCGGGATTCATTTCCAGGGTTTGCTCGACGTATCCCCCACCGTCGCCCAGGTAGCGCCACACCAGGGCGTCCACCGTGTCGTGCTGCTGCGTGCGTACCTGCATCAGATCAATTCCACGGTCAGATGCGTGCGGCCGACCATATCGGCGATGGCCCATTGCGCATTGCGCCGCTGCGCGCCGGGTGCATCGTCCAGCCATTCCATACTTTTCTTGTCGCCCACGGACGTAGCCGTGCTGTCGTAATCGCGGTAACGCTCGATCAGGTCCGCTTTCGCCGTGCTGTAGACGGCGCGCCGGTACTGCGCCAGCAGGCGGGATTCGCGGTTGATGCGCGTTGCCGGCACGTCCACCAGGGCGCTGATACCGGCAGCGGCCTGCTTGCCCTGCCAGTCGGCCAGCTCGCGGTTGACCTGCAGGATGGCGTCGACCACGGCTTGCACCAGACGGGCGTCGGTGACGGTGCCGTCCAGGCGCATGGCGTCGCGCATATCGGTGAGCAGGATGTCGGGAAACCAGCCGTCGTTCTCGATGATGCCGGCGGCCTGCGCTGGCGGCGCGGGCGTCGTGCCGGGCGGGATGGACGGGGGCAGGGCCATGAAGGACATACGGGGCGCTTTCAAAAAGTGGGCGGTGGACGGGGTTCATCAGGCTGATGGATTAGCCAGAATCCCCCCGTGCCGCCGTGCTGCGGGGGATGCTCTTTACGTGGAACCGGTCGCGCGCTTGAGGCGCCGCTCCAGCCGTTCCATATCTTTCTTGACGCCGCACGACTCCGATAGGGCGCGGGCGCGTTTCAGCTGGGCCATGGCCGTTTCCGCCTGCGCGACCAGCGCCGGGGCGATGTCCGTGTCGTCGGCCTGATCGAGCACGGCGATCATGGCCAGACCGAGGGCCTTGTGCAGCTTGGCGCGCGCCTGGTCTGGCGCGTCGCTGGCGGCCGTCAGTTGCTCGACGGTGCCCAGCACCTGGGCCGCGTGCTGCGGATCGCTGGCCAGCTTGCCGTGCAAATAGGCTTCCGCGAACTCGTCCAGCATCAGAGTGGCGATGTCGCGGCTGTAGGTCTCCGGCAGGGTGAATTTGTGCGCCAGCGCGTATTCGGCCATGACCAGGGCGCGGTCATATTCGCCTGTGTCGATGTGCCACACCAGCAGGGTGGCAAATACGTCATCCTGCGCGCCCTTGCCGCCGGCCAGCACGCCGTCGATCCATTGCGCGTAATCCGGCAGCAAGGTCGCCTTGACCTCGATCTTGCGCTCCACGGACTGAATGGATTTCAGGCGGCGCCGGTCATCGGACAGCTTGTAGAGCATCAGGTCGTAGGCCGTACCGGTGGTCACGCCTTGCGGCGCGGCGGCGCCGGCCGTGCGCTCGGCCAGCATGCGCGCGCGGTGGCGCAGGGCGGGGGATTGATTGGCCATTATTTGTCTTTCAGCTCGATGTTTTCCACCAGCGCGGCCAGGCCCAGGTCTTCGATCACGTAGGCGTCGTTGGACGATTCGTAGTTCTCGATGCGGTCGCGCTTGGGCACGTCCTCGACGCGGCGGCGGCGCGCGCCTTCCTGGAAGTAGATCGACAGGTTGTCGAAGCGGGTAATCAGGATGGCGTTGTCCGGGAAGAAGGGCACGCGTGCGGCCGGCAAGCCGCCGATGCGTTTCTGGCTGATGATGATGTCGGCCGCCAGGGTTTCCGTGGGCGCCTGTTTGGTGTTGACCAATGGAAAATACTTGTCGTTCAGCAGCTTGCGCCCGACGATGGCCACCAGATTGGTGTCTTCCTGATACCACGGGTCCAGCAGGTTGACGGCATCGGCGACGGCCGCGTCGAGGTTGGCATAGTCGGCGCCGTCCACATCGCCGATGATGACCTTGCCCGGCATGCCGGCGGCGACCAGGCCCAGCACGCGCTCGGGCGCCAGCTCGCGCAGGTGCTGCAGCCAGCCTTTATTCACGTCCTGCAGCAGCGGATTGGCGTCCAGATCGGTGTCAGCCATGGCTTTCACGCCATTAAAGCCGATGACGATGCGGTCGAGCGCCTGGCGCGTGAGGATGGCATTGGCGACGCGCGATTGAAAATCGGGGAACTTGGCCCAGGCGTCCAGTTTTGCATAGTTCAAATGCGTGTCGAAGTTGGTTTGCTCGCAGCGGTACTTCGTGCCGTCCAGGGTGGACAGGTCGCGCGTCTTGCGTTCCTTGTCCTTGGTGTTGGTGCGGCCGGCAATCGGGCCGGAGACGCCCAGGCCCAGCTTTTCGCCTTCCTGCTCGGTCACGCCGATGATGTTCACTTTCGACAGGAACTCGCTCGATTCTTGCATCTTCGTTTCCAGCTTTTGCTGCACGCTGGGCGTGACGCTGAAGGTCTTGGCCACGTTGTCCGTGTCGTTCAGTTGGCCCAGGCGGGTTTCGTATTGGCCAAAGACCTGGCGCGTTTGCTTTTTCATAAATGAGTGCTCCGTTGTTGAATGGGGGAAGAAAGGGCGCGGGCGCTTAAAACTCGGTCTGCACGGCGCCGTCGTTGCCGGTGGCGGCCGGGCGGCGCGGGCCGTTGCCGGGTGCTTCGTCCATCTGCGCCTTGAAGGCGGCCAGTTCGTCCTGCGTGGCTTTCAATGCCGTTTCGGTTTTCTCCAGGCGGGCCAGGGTGCCCGTGTAGTTGTCGTTGGCGGTGACGACGTGGCCGGCCAGCGCCTGCACGGCTTCGCTGATGTCGGCGAACTGCGCGGCGTCGGTGCCGGATTTATTGGAGAAGCGCGACAGCAGGTTTTTCACGGCGTCGGCCAGCTTGATGCCCTGCGGCTCGTCAAATTCCAGCGTCACCTCGACGGCCGAAGTAAACAGGTTGTCGCTTTGCTGCTTGCGGCCGGCGGAGAATTTCAGCGCCTCGGTGCCCAGGCTAGCCGGGCTGTCGGTGACGCCCAGGCCGACGAGGTAGGGCTGCGACGAGTCGGCAAAGTCGGGCTGAATTTCCAGGCTGGTGTACAGCTTTTGCTTCGCCTTGTTGATGGCCACCAGCTCCGGCGTGGGTTCGATCTGCGCGAACAGGGCCAGTTTCTTGCCGTTGTCCGTGTCCACTTCCTCGGCTTTGACGGCGATCACGTCGCCGTAGGCCTTGAATTGGCTGTCGGGCAGGATGCCGCGAATGTGCTCGAGCCAGATGCGCGCGCCGTAGGTTTTCGGGTTGTAGGTGGCGGCGATTTGCTCGATGGTGGCGCGGTCGATGTTGCGGCCGTCGGTGGTGGCGCCTTCGGTGGCGACGCGGAAGAATTGGGATTTAGGCATGGTGGCGTGTCTCGGTTGATCGGATAACGCCATGGTCAACGTCTTGGCGCTGCGATTCAATGCGGCGCGGGTTGCTATGGGTCATAGCGACTTTTGCCTTTCCCCGTTCCGCGCGCGCGCGGCCTACGCTGGCGGCATGCTAGCAATTGAACAAAAACCCGAAGAAATAATCGCCGAACTGGCCGTGCCCGAATCCGAGCCGCGCCGTGCCGCGCGCGCCCTGTACTGGAAGGGCTGGCGCATTTCGTCCATCGCTCGACACCTGGGGATCAAGCGCAGCACCATCAATAGCTGGAAAGAGCGCGACGAATGGGACAAGGCGCAGGCCATCGAGCACGTCGAGGCGTCGGCCGAGCTGCGCCTTGTAAAACTGATCGAAAAAGAGGCCAAGAGCGGCAGCGATTACAAGGAAATCGATCTGCTGGCTCGCACCATCGTGCAGATGGCGCGCGTGCGCCGCTATGAGCAGCCGGGCGGCAATGAGGTCGATCTCAACCCCAAACTGGCGAACCGCAACGCGGGGCCGAAGAAGAAGCCGACGCGCAACGACTTCAGCGAAGAACAGAAAATCCAGCTGCTCGACGCCTTCCAGGATTCGCTCTTCGACTATCAAAAGGTCTGGTATCGCAACGGCGACCAGCGCACGCGCGCCATCCTCAAAAGCCGCCAGATCGGCGCCACCTGGTACTTCGCGCGCGAGGCGCTGGCCGACGCCATGGCGACGGGCCGCAATCAGATTTTCCTGTCCGCCTCAAAAAGCCAGGCGCACGTCTTCAAGCAATACATCGTGCAATTCGCGCGCGAGGCGGCCGGCATCGAGCTGACGGGCGACCCCATCGTGCTGCCGAACGGCGCGCATCTGTACTTCCTGGGCACGAACGCGCGCACGGCGCAGGGCTACCACGGCAATTTCTACTTCGATGAATTCTTCTGGACACAGAATTTCCAGGAGTTGAACAAGGTGGCCTCGGGCATGGCCATCCACAAGAAATGGCGCAAGACCTATTTTTCAACGCCATCCTCGACCACGCATCAGGCCTATCCGTTCTGGACGGGCGAGCTGTTCAACAAGCGCCGCGCCAAGGCCGACCAGGTAAACATCGATGTGAGCCATGGCCGCCTGTCGTCGGGATACACGGGCGAGGACAAGATCTGGCGCCAGATCGTCACGATCCTGGACGCCGAGCGCGGTGGCTGCAACCTGTTCGACATCGACGAGCTGCGCAACTTCGAATACAGCCCCGACCAGTTCGACAACCTGCTGATGTGCAACTTCATCGACGACTCGGCCTCGGTGTTTCCGCTGGCCGAGCTGCAGCGCTGCATGGTCGATTCCTGGGTGGAGTGGGACGACTACAAGCCCTTGCTGGGCCTGCGCCCGTTCGGCAACCGGCCCGTGTGGATCGGCTACGACCCGGCCTTGAACGGCGACAGCGCCGGCTGCGTGGTGCTGGCGCCGCCCATGACGGCCGGCGGCAAGTTCCGCATCCTGGAGCGCCACCAGTGGCGCGGGCAGAGCTTCGAAGATCACGCCGATGCCATCCGCCAGATGACCAAGCGCTACAACGTCGAATACATCGGCATCGATACCACGGGCATGGGCATCGGCGTACTGCCGATTGTGCGCGGCTTCTTCCCGGCCGTCACGGCGCTGAACTACTCGCCCGAAGTCAAAACCCGCATGGTCTTGAAGGCCAAAAACATCATCAGCAAGGGCCGGCTGGAGTTTGACGCCGGCTGGACGGACATCGCGCAATCGTTCATGGCCATCCACAAGACCCTCACCCCAAGCGGGCGGCACGTGACCTATGTCGCCGGCCGCAGCGACGAAACCGGCCACGCCGATCTGGCGTGGGCCTGCATGCACGCCCTCGATCACGAGCCCTTCGAAGGCACTACCGACAACCACCACTCTTTCATGGAGATTTATTCTTGAGCAAAGCACGACACATGCGCGCGCGCGGCCGCCAGGCCGAGAGCGCACCACCAGCGGCCACGGCGCCGGCCGCCGCCGGCATCGAGGCGTTTTCCTTCGGCGACCCGACGCCCGTGCTCGAGCACGCCGACATTCTGGACTGCTTCGAATGCTGGAAGAACGGCCACTGGTATGAGCCGCCCGTGAATCTGGCCGGCCTGGCCAAGTCGTTCAACGCGGGCGTGCACCATAGCAGCGCCATCCACTTCAAGGCCAACGTGCTGGCGTCCACGCTGATCCCCAGTAAGTACCTGTCGCGCGACGCCTTCAAGCGCATGGCCCTGGACTTCCTGACGTTCGGCAATGCCTACCTGGAAGACCGGCCCAGCCGCAGCGGCAAGGCGCTGGCGTACCAGCATGCGCTGGCCAAATACATGCGACGCGGCGTCGATCTGGATACCTATTATTTCGTCAACGGCTACCAGGCTGTGCACCAGTTCGACAAGGGCCGCGTGTTCCACCTGATGGAGCCGGACGTCAACCAGGAGCTGTACGGCGTGCCGCAGTACTTGAGCGCGCTGCAATCGGCCTGGCTCAATGAGGCGGCCACCTTGTTCCGCCGCAAGTATTACAAGAACGGCTCGCACGCCGGTTTTGTCTTCTACATGACGGACGCCGCCGCCAACACGCAGGACGTGGACAACCTGCGCCAGGCTATGCGCGACAGCAAGGGGCCGGGCAATTTCCGCAACCTGTTCATGTACGCGCCGAACGGCAAGAAGGACGGCATCCAGATTCTGCCGGTGTCGGACGTGGCCGCCAAGGACGAGTTTTTCAACATCAAGAGCGTGACGCGCGACGACCAGCTGGCCGCGCACCGCGTACCTCCCCAGCTGATGGGCATCCTGCCGAACAATGCCGGCGGCTTTGGCGCCGTCGAACCCGCTGCGCGCGTCTTCGCGCGTAACGAACTGGTGCCGCTGCAGGCGCAGTTCATGGCCATCAACGAGTGGGCCGGCGTGGAAGTGGTGAAGTTCGCCCCGTATGACCTGGGGCTGGGCAAGGAGAGCGCGCAATGAGCGACCACGTGGACAATACCGACAAGATCATCTTTGCAGAGGTGGCGCGCGGCCTGGCCGCCGTGCGCCGCCGGCCGGGCCAGGTGGCGCATGGCTGCTGCCACTACTGCGACGAGCCGCTGGCGCCTGCGCGGCTGTTCTGCGACGTGGATTGCCGCGACGACTACGAGAAGGAGCAGGCTGCCAAGGCGCGCGCCGGCCGCACAGGATGACCGCCACGCCGCGATAGCCGGCGGGGCAGGGCCGCGATAGCCCAGCCGCGCCAGAGCGCGCCAGCCACCGCACAGGCCGCCCACGAGGCGGCTTTTTCACGTCCTGACGGATGATGTTGCTATGGATGCAAGAAAAAGGCCCATTTCGGCCCGGCGCGCGCAGTTGTCCCCCCTCCACACCTGCCCGCTATATAGGACTCTTTTGACTCAAATTTGCGCCATGGCCGGAGGCGCATGAGGACTGGTGCTGCGGGGCGAAGAGGTGGCATGCGATTTGACGCATTTTGACGCACTTTGAGCGGTTTTTCGTGCGGGTGGTGTTGCGATGTGGAAGCGGTGTTGTTTTCGCGCTGCACCGCGTCCTGGCGCGGTTCGGGGCTATGTATGGGCGTCTTTACTCAAGGCATTATTCATCTTCATGGCATCGCATCATTGACGGGTATTGCGGCCTCAAGAACTCTTGATATACTGTATGTATGTACAGTGTTTTACTTAGGTGTCACAATGATTGTTAAAATGTTAAAGATGCGCCTTGCTGGCGTGGAGGTGCCCAAGCGACGTCTACATGATCGCTACAACTCGGCACGTTCCGGAACGTTGGAAGTCGTTGAAACGACAGACCAAGGCTTGCACCGTTTGGTAAAGCTGGCCCGCTTCACTTACGGAGAGAGCGGAAACTACGTTGACACACTGTTCGATGTGAATTTGCTCTGGTATCGGGATGGGCGCATGGTGCTGTCAGGGTTTGAGCGCAGCAAAGTCGATATGCAATTTTGCGACTATGCGCAGTCCTGGCTGTGTTTTGTCGGGACGGAGCCGCCGCCAATGCCAGAAGGCAGGTAGAATAAATTGCATGTGCGCCGACTATACCCCCAGCCGTAGCGATCAAATCGAACAGCATTTTGCTGTCCGCTCCCCTCAATTTGACCTACCGCCGGAAGCCTGGCCCGGCTACATGGCGCCGATCATTCGTGCCTCGCACGACGTGCCTGGTGAGTTTGAAGTCGCGCCGGCATGTTTCGGGATGGTTCCGCATTGGGCCGATATGAAGTTGGCGCGCCAGACCTACAACGCCCGCACCGAAACGGTGGCGCAGAAACCATCCTTCCGCAATGCCTGGAAGCGTAAACAGTTCTGCATTATTCCTGCAGATAATTTCTTTGAACCCTGCTACGAAACAGGGAAGCCGGTCCGCTGGCGCATCGAGCGCGCCGATGGCATGCCGGCCGCCATCGCCGGGATATGGGAATTCCGGCCGCAAGATTTGTTGCTGTCGTTCTCGATGCTGACGATAAACGCCGATGGCCACCCTCTCATGCAGCGTTTCCACAAGCCGGATGATGAAAAACGGATGGTGATGATCCTCGATCCGGATCAGTATCACGGCTGGCTCGATGGTTCCCTTGTGAGCGAAGAGGATTTGTTCCGGCAATATCCAACAGAACGGCTGGTGGCTGTAGCTGATCCGCTTCCGCCGCGTGTGAAAAAATGA